CCTTACTTTAAAGGTTGATTGTTTCTATTGTGTTGGTTTTTCTAAGCTTTCAAAATGAGCGTTTAATTTATTTATCCAATTTTGGTAAATCTTTCCATCACAAGTACAAGGCTTTTTATATACCTTTTTATAAACATCTGCATAGTAATTAGCTACCATTTTAGCTTCTGCTCCAGTTAAGTCTCCTTTCTTTTTTCTAAACTCTTCCCAATTATTGTATTGATCTAGTGTCATTTTCTTTTAAATTTAAAATTATCTAATTTATCTCGCCTCTCTTCGCAACCGCAATCGTCTCCCCAGATTCGTTTTACTATCCACTGAATACCAGTAGCCTTAAATATCTTTTCTAATAAAGTCCCTATTTTCATACTTTTGTTTTATTTCTTCTTTTATTAACTGGACTGTGTTATAAAGCGAGTAATAACCAATGTTCGATTCTCTGCTCAAAGCACTTATACTAACCTTGTTTAAAAAAACATCTTGAAATATCTGGCTAAAATATAACTTCTTCATATCACTTGCGTTTTTTACACCGCTATCCAAGTCAATATCATTATCCTTTATCCAGTCAAAAATAGATTCAATTTTATCTAAAACTTCCACTTCACTATAAGTTTCCTCACTATTCTCTTTTATACTTTCTTCTGTATCAAAAACAAATCTCTTTTCTTTTCGTTTTAAATCAAAAACCATATTTCTCAGTATAACATAGCAACCGTAAAAATTCGGCTCGTCATTGTTAAAAGTATAGTCTGCATCTTTTTCATACATTTTGAGGTAAAACTCTTGAACTATATCTTTTGCAGTGTCTATATTACAACCTAACCCCAAAACATACTTTATCCAAAGCCTATTGTACTTATGTAGTATCTCCAGCATCTTCTTTAACGTAGGTTATGGATATTAAAACAACCGCTAACATCAACTGAAAGGTTATTTGTTTCCCTTCTTCTATATAATCTTCATCATATAAAAAAAGAAAACCCAGTCCAGTTATGAAATTAAACTGTATGACTGGATTGTATTTGTCTGTTATAGCTAGTAGTCCTATCAATAGAACTATCGCAGCCGTTAATGTATATATAATCATTACTAATTTTTTTACTAATATACAAATAAATACTATATCTTTTTCAAAAAACTTTTAGCTTTTGTTTCTTCATCTATTTGTTGAACTATATTTTTATCCCACATACTAAACCCAACGTTATTTATTACAGAGCGTAAAGGTACTGGAAAGTCCATTGGAGTAGGTCTTCCTCCAGTCTCAACCTCTTTAACTTTTCTAACGTGAATTTGCGTTATCATAAAATCTGTTGGGTGTTGTACATACCTATGTATTACCCAAAAATCATCAGCTCTATTAACAAACTTAGCACCACCCTCTACGTCCCCAGCTTGTGGCGGCATAGGGAAGCCGCAATACTTGTGTCCCATACTGTGTAACATTCTAATAGCACCAGTGTTTGCGTGTACGTTTAACCATATTGTTATATTGTTTTGTTTGCAAAAAATTCTAAATTCAGTCGTGGCTTGGTAGTCATACTCGTGTCCACCTATGCTCTTCATTAACGCTGGGTCTTTTACTATTGAATTGTAAGGGTCAATCATAAAGCCGTCATAGTCCCAAGCGTCTTTGTAGCTCTTTGCTAAGCTTAATAAATCTCTGTAAGTATATAATTTGTCTGGAGAAATTATTTTAAAGTAATCATCTATAAATTCAGTATGCTCTATAAAATCAAGTTCTTCAATTAGGTTTAAAGGTTGTTGAGCTTTATACTCTACTAACTTTCTAATTATTGAGTGAGGCTCATTCTCACTACTAAACACAAGCCATTTCTTTTTGTATTTTATTGAGTAACATAGCATCAAGAATAGCACCGCAGATGTCTTTCCAACATTGGCTTGTCCTAAAATTACATTAAAGTTGCTAGGTTTAAATCTTATATGTTCATCTAAGTCTGGTATGTCTAATTTTAAACCCTCTTTTATACTTCCATTTCGTATCTGTCTGAGTTTTTCTATTGTTTCTAGATAGTTTATCGTCATTGTTTTGTATTAAAAAAGGCTACCTTTCGATAGCCTAATTATTAAAATGGTAAGTCAGCTTTTTCTCTGTCTGGCATATGTTCCTTAGCCGTAACTGGTTTTTGGTAACCCTCAGTCGGTTTAAAGAATTTAGCGTACATCTTGTTAGGGTCGCTCTTAGCTTTTAAAATATCAAAAGTTAAAAACCCATTATTTTTCTCAGCCGTTTCTTTGTTAGCTTTTAGCCAAGCAATCATTTCGTCAGCCTTAACTGATACGTTTGTTACAATAAAGTCAAACTTGCCTTTTCTTGCAAATAAGAAATTCATAAATTCAGTGTTGTTGTTTTTGTCATTCATAGTTATTATATTTATTTATTTATCCAATTATACATTTTTTCTGCGTCATTAATAAGAGTCTCAACGTCCGAAACTCTTTGTGCGTGAAAATTCGATGCTGCTATTATGCAGCTTGTCCTTACGTTTAAGTAAAGGTCTTGACGCAACCATTCACCCTTAACCTCTTTTCTGGTTTTAGTGTCTTCTCTAAATTCATCTAAAACAAAAGACTCGTCTAATTTTTTTTTATTTTTTAAATCTTGTCTAATTAATTTAGCATTGTACATATCCTCATTAGTAACTGTATATTTAACAGTGTCCCCAATAGAGGCAGAAAATTCTCCTTTTGAGAAAAAAGTGTAAGCTCTTCCGTCTTTAAAAGTAACCTTAGTTTTTTTCATTCCGTTCCACTGTCCGTCTGAATCTAGGTGTTTTATAGTTCCACTTTTCATATTAACTGCGTTTAAATGATTCGCTCTCGTCTTCTCCAAAAACTCCTAGCTCATAGAAACCAGTAAGTTTTAGTACTGCCCTACTCATAGCTCTTTTCTCTGCCATTTCTGGAACGTACCAACTGTTAGTGTTTCCGTCTTTATAGCCTTCTCCTTTTAGTGCTGAGCCAAAAGTCTCTATCTTTTTACCGTCTTTCTCTGCATATGCTTTAAATACTGCATAGTTAGGCTCACATCTTACAACCTCGTAAGAAACGTTCATTTGCTCTAAAGCTTGTATTTTATCAATACCTTGCCTAGTGATAATTGTGTAGTGCTGATGCTTAAAAAAGTCATCTTTGTCTAAGTCATACTTTTTGTATAACTCCATTAATTTGTCTTTGTTCATTGTTTATTTATTAAAGTTAATTTGTTTTGATATTTCAATTTGAGCCTCTAAAAACTCAACTCTTTTTTGTAATGCATCAACTCTAGCATTTAAAAAGTCTATTGTATCTGTTGAGGCTGCTCTGTTTACATCTTCTGCGTATGTCATTATAGGCTATTTAAACTATTAATGCTTTCTGTAAAATCTACACCAGCAATTTTATTATTTCTTAAAGACTCTTCATAATCATCGTAGTCTATAAATAAATCATAAGGACTACCGTAATAACCAGTTACCGAGCCTAAACCAATAACGTCTCCGTAAGTCATATGAGATACAAACTCTTTTTCTTTTAACTGTTTTAAAATTGCTTTACCAAGGTTAGGGTATTTTTCGCAATAAGTTTCTAATGGTTTTTTGTAATCTTTTTTTAATCTGTCAAGTAGTGAATAAAATTTCATAATGTTATCTGTTTTAGTGTTTTACCTTACGAAAATAAAGAAAATAAAACAATCCACCAAATTATCAACAAAAAAAAGGAGCAAACATTTAGCCTACCCCTTTTGCAAAACAATGATAACAAACCAGCAGTCAGAAAACTGGTTAAGCAAATATACCCTAAATTAATTCTTTTACCAAAAATTCGTAGTATTTTATTTTATCAATTAACTCTTTATCCATAACCTTGTATATTTCTCTGCTTTTTATAAGCATTTCTTCTGCCGTTCCCCCACCGTACTTGGCGTCTAAACCTATGCTAAATTTATACTGTTCTCCATACTTATAAACATTACAACCTACGCACTGTACTTGACAGTTCATTTCGTCCCACCTAGTAGATAAGTGCTTTCTACTCATAAAGTGTCCGTTTTGCATACCTTTGCCCTTCCAGTGTTCTTTTTTACCACAAGTGAAGCACTCTACAATACCATTATCAGCTTCCCTAAGCCTTATATACTGTGAAAATATTGTGTCTAACTTTTCAATTAACTTTTTTCTTTTGCTTTTCTTTGCCATAATAAATGTTTTAACAAATTTATAAAAAAAAGACTAGGATAGTTTGCTGGAGTGAAAATTTTTTAGTTTTTTCTATTATAGGCTATTATAGACTAGTCTATTATAGTCTAGACTATTATAGAAATATATATATATAATATACCATTATAGCCTTTGCTATTATAGACTAGGCTATTATAGTCTCATATGTAGTCCACTTTAATTTTTTTACTTTTTCCAGTGCTTACTTATTTTCTCCATTGACCTAGCTCCAAAATAACCGCCATATGCTAAAAGCAAAAGACTAGACAGCAAATCTATCCAGCTCTCGTCTATTTTAAAGCCTTCTAACGAACTATCTAGTATTATATAAAGGAATAGACTTAAAGTTAAAAAAGCAAGGCTCAGTGGACGGATATTCTTACTTAGCCAACTGTCTGACTGCATATCGTATTGCCACCTTTTAGTAGTCTCTTGCATTTCTATCATATCAAAACGCAATTCCTCTAATAACATTTGCTTGTCTGTTTCAGTAAGTGTTTTATTTGTAAGTATCTTATCTGCTAACTGCTCCAAAGCGTCAATTCCAGTAACGTTTCCAGCGATTTTAAGTATTTCTGGTGCTACCTCTTTACCTTGTTTTACAAGCCACCTTAAAGCATCTCCTACTCTTGTCGTTCCGTTTTTATCTTTATATTTAGGCATTATTCCAACGTGCTTTAGTTTTTCTAATATCGTAATGAGTGAATGTTTGGTACATACCTAAGCCACCTTGAAGTATTTCGCCAGATAAAATCATTTCTTCTAAATAGTCATAAGTATCTAAAACTGGGTCAAGTCCTTGAATAACTATATCAGCAGCTTTACCAAATAAGTGTTGAGAGTTTTTTGACCCTTTAACTTCATCTGAACTGTTGTGTGCTTCACATCTATAACCACTATTAATCGTTATAGGCATTGCTACGTTGTCCCTAACATACTGTAATTGGTTTGCTAGTTTAGTAATATTCACCAAAACATCGCTAGGCATTTCACAACCACACTTACAATCAAACTCACTTTTTTTAAAGTTCTTAGTCATTCTTTTTCTTATGCGTTTCGTATATTTTTTGAGCAGTATATCCTATTGATAGTAATAGCAATATAACCTTTAAACTATTTTCTATGTGTGTAAAGCTTATCCCTAAAGTGATAGCGTTTAAAAATCCTATTTTCAAATCTTGTAATGTCATTATATTTTGTTTTCTAAATACGGAATGCCAGAAAATTTATGAATTCCTTCGCTATCCAAGTCGCAACTATAAGTCTTCCAGCCGTATGGGTGACTTTCTATATCGTACCAGATAACATCAACGTGGTACTTATCGCTAATCACTGGATCTTTAATTAACTGCATTTCTTCATCTTCGTTTAATTCGTATTCGCCTTCCTCTAAAACTATATGCCCTAGTTCAACTATTAAAAAAGTACCTTCTGGTAAATCTTCAATCTTATCTTGAACT